TTTTATATCCATCACCTATAAACTTACGTACGGAATAAGATATATTTTTTACATATTTTTCATCATACTCTGCTCCCTCTGAATCCCAATTTTCTCTTTTAATAAAAATCATTTGATACATTGGAGTCCCAGCAGGTATTAATCCAGAAAAACCTTTTTTAATTACAAAAGGAACAGGTCCAGTAATTGGCCATTTATCAGTATCAATAATAGCATTGTGTGTCATAAATGGTAAATCAAACCTGTTTGCTGGATGAAAATATAGAGTACTGTAACCAGTTGGAGTTTTTGGTTCCCAAAAGGTGTTCCAATGAAACTCTGTTTTATAGTATCCAGGAAAGTGTGGCATAGAATTTGATGACCTAGTGTCCTCTCTTCTAGTTGAAAGCGGTCTAATTCCACCCTTCCACGTATAATTAATTTCTGGATCATCTTCTTCTGTATTGCAATTAATGTATACATCGCATGGAAGTTCTTGTGTATACCCAGAGGTTAATGAATCTAAAAACGGTATACATTTTTTAGCAGTCATATCTGATCCAAGTCCATCTATAGTTGGAACCTCTATTGGCATATCTTTAAACCATTGTGGAATATATCTTTTACTTGATTGAGGTCTTGGAATACAAATTTCAGTCTCTTTATCTTTTGGTATAAAGGATACCTTGTTGTTTTTTAATTTCATTTAGTGTTGTTTTCTGGTAAAAGTGCCAAAAGTTTGTCAGAGTAGTTATCCAAACCTTTTATTCTTAGTTCATCTGAAACCTCTTTAATGGTTTGCTGAGACCTTTCAATATACTCAAAGGCCCAATCTCTTGAGTCAGATAGAAACTTTATAAAGTTTTCTTTATGTATTGTGTCGTCAGACATACTGATGCCGTTATCTATTTGAGAGTTTAACTCTTCAAGTGCCCTGGTTTTTATAAAAAGTTCAGCCAACAATAGGTTAGACTTTTTTAGTTTATCAAAGGTAGCCCAATAGGATAGCCCAAAGGAAAAAGACAGGGTAGCAAAAAATATCAAAAACATCATTTCCATAATATCTATTGTACTCTATCCCTAATGGCGTGAGTTGTCCAATAGTATAAACACTTTTCGCAACAAGGCTTATTATATTCACTCTGAGTATCTTTATAAAACTCTGCATAATAAATATAATCTTTACGATAAAGGTTGGCTCTATGGGTAATATTGACACGATTTACATGAGATGCCTTACTCCAGACTGGCTTATCAGTACCCCACAGATGCCCAGAAACGGCCTTCAGAGCCTCTATGTTGGCCTCATTCTTGTCTGTCTTAATACCTCTAAGGCTAGCCTCTTTAATCATGGCTCTTGTATACGTGAGTAATGATTTTTCAGCGTTTTTCCACATCAATACCGCTGGGTGATTGCGCCATGCGCCTGAAGCGGATTGACCAGATAAAACCTTGAGTATCTGATAAGACTCTAATATCTGTTTATTTAAACGTTTATTGTCAAGAGTCTCAGCACATTGATCAAAGTCTTTGTATGGTAAAAAGGTTTGCATTAATCATCTTCCTCAATGTCAAATAAATCTAAGTCTGATAATTGACTAAGCCTTGAAGCAAAGAATAAATTAATTGCAATAAAAATAGATATTGCTGACAGTATTAATATAATTATTTTCTTTTTCATTTTGTTACTGTTACTCCACATCTTAGACAGGCTGAATAACTTTTACCAGTAAATGGACAAGAGCCAGCGTCAACAAGGTTATGTGATTTAATTTTACAAATAAAAAACAATCCAATCTGTTTTATCATTTTACTGCCTCTCTGGTTACTAACACAATTGCTCCATTTATTTCTAAAGCCTTTTTTATTTGAACAACATACTTTAGTGCTTCTATTTTTTCATCATGCAACATTTTTAGAAATTTATACTCATCTAATTTTACTGTAAGGAAGTGCTCATTGTCAATAATTTCTATACCAAATCCTTTAGGCGGTGTAATTGAGTGTACAGCCCTACGCATTTCATTCGTATACATCACTTTCTACCCCATTGAATTTTATTCCAACCACGTTCATGTGCGTAGTAAATAAAGACTTTAACTACTGTTTCCCAAAATGCAATTGTTATGGATAGTGAAGCATTCTTTGTTATAACATAAGCAACAGCAACAGAAGAAAGCGTTCCCCAAATGCGATAACTTAGTGCTTTAACAAATGATCTAGTCTTCGTTACTTTCATGATCTATATCCTCTTCAAACATGCTTTTAACAAATCTATCTTCTGCATCTGCAATTCCATGTCCAACATTAGATGCCCAGTTCACGACGTTTTTCAGTAGCCGAAATAGCATGAATGTCTGCCCCCAAATCTACTTGTTCAATTTTATATCCCACGTCACGGCCATAGACAATGTTAGTAATGTTTGGCAAACGCAATACCATTGCATCTTTCATAAACTCATCCTTAGCAATATAACCTTTTACTTCATCAAATGTAAGTGGATCCTTTTCGCTAGTATTATGTGTATTACGTACTCCAAGTAGTACTTGGTTTGTTCTCATTCCAGCCTGTAAATACAAAGCATGATGCCCTTCATGCCATGGTTGATAGCGACCAAGCATAAGTGTTGTTGGTGCAGACCAATCATGTAATTCAAACAAAGAAATAATTAAACTTGCTTTTTCGTATGAATTTTTTTCATGATCAGAAAACATAAAGTCAAATTCTTTTGGTGCTACAAACATCTTATTTGTATCTTTAAATCTGCCTTCTTTAATTGTATCCATAAAAATTAGAATATCTGGTTTACCAAATGCTTCCCTTGTCGCATCTGTTGGACAAACAAAATCTACAATTACTGGGGCAACTCCTTGGTTGGCAATAAGTCTTGCCATTTCTCCCATGCGTCGTGCCTGCTCTATGCGATCTTCTGGGGTAAATCCAAGATCAGAATTAACTGTAGCACGTACCTCATCTGCATTAAGATGAATAGCATTAATACGTTCTTTAAGGGCTTTTGCTAATTCCGTTTTTCCAGAGCCAGGTAGTCCAATTATTTGTATAATCATCATTACTCCATTGTTAGTGCTTGCCAAGTATTTGACCAGTCTTGTTTAGTTTTATGCTTATTAAATTCTCTTGAAACTTCTCCACCCTCTAAGTATACTCCACCCCAGACGCCCCACTCTTTTCCAGATATACCGTTTGCAAAGCATATCTTTTTTACTGGACACTGCTTACAAAGTACATCAATCCCTTTTCTAGATTCTTCATGGTCTTCATATTTATCAAAAAATAAATTGTTTTCCATTCCCAAACACAAGGCTTCGTCTTTCCACAAATGCTGTTTCAAGATTAATCCTTATACTTATTGGGTATATCCCAACCATTACGACCAGGCTTATAGACTCTATGTAAATACCATTTATCTTTTACTCTAATACCCATTGGAGATGTTTTTGCAACTTCTGATTCTTTTAAATCAATTACATCCCAACCACGCCACAGCAAATTTTTATTTTTATTTATAATTTTTTCCATTGTATTTAAACTTCTAATAATCATTTTATTCTCCTAATACCTAAAAAGACCAACATCAATGTTGTTGGCTTCTGCAACTAAAACTAATTTTGATTTTGATTCTTTTGGACGACTTAAAAAAGCAAAGTAATTAATTTGATTTATATTTTCACTTAACCATATTGGCGCAGCATTATAAAACTTAATTTTTTTGCCTCTTGCCTTCATTCCTCGTTCTGATAAATTAGAAAACTCTGAAACAAAGTGATTTATTCTTGATGGGCCAGCGGAGTAAATAATAAAATCATTATCTCCATCTTTCATGCCAGATAGAGCAACGCTCATGGCACGAAGGAATACGTTATAGTCGTTAAATTCCTTTGTTCCCTGTACTGCTACTATCATTTGGTCCTACCCCTTGTTTTAAGTCATCAAGTATTGATAACATTTTATCTAATTCTTTTGTTGGCATATTTTCAATATCTAATGGCTTTATTGTTTCTTCATCTACTCTGCCATTTATAGCATTTGCAGTATAAAAAACATTATT